CTACTTGTCGTCGTCCCGGCGAAGGGAGTCCGTGACGCCCTTGGCGCGATCGCCGAGCCCCTCGGCGGTCTCCTTGGCGCCGCCCTTGGCCTGGTCGGCCTTGCCCTCGGCCTCCTTGCGCTGGTCGCCGGTCAGCTTGCCGACCGCTTCCTTGCCCTTGCCCTTCAGCTTGTCCATGGCTCCGTCGCTCATGATCCGCTCCCTCTCGCTCGTCCGATGTGTCCCGGGCGCCGACCGCGGCATTCGCACGCCGCCGGCCGACGGGTCGTACGGTCAGGCGCTCTCCGCCTGGAACATCCAGGCGTGATGTGCCGGACTACGCCCTGAGCTGGGCGACTACCCCGGAACCCGCACGGGATTCCGGAATCCTTCCGCCCGCTTCAGAGGATTCCGCCTCGGCGCTAGTCTCACCCGGCTCGGCCCACGCCGCATCCAGAACGTCCCGCGTGCGCTCCTCCGCCTCGGCGAATAGGTGGCTGTACGTGCGCAGCGTGGTCATGACGTCCTTGTGCCCGAGCCTCTTCTGCACGACCTTCGGGTTCTCGCCGCCCGCGATGAGCACGCTGGCGTAGTGGTGGCGCAGCTCGTGCCAGTGCCGCGGCTCGACGCCCGCTCGTTTACAGATCGACTTGATCGCGTAGTCGATCGTCGACTCCCCGATCAGCCCGGCCGCCGGCATCGTGAAGATGAGCCCGGCCCCGGGTCCGTCGCCCGGCACGGGGTGCCGCTCGATGTAAGCGGCGAGGACGTCGACGACCCGCTTGTTCAGCGGCAGGGTGCGGAGCCCGGCGCCCGTTTTCAGCTCGTCGAAGTACAGCCCCTTGCCCTTCTCGTATACGAGCTGCTGGTCGACGAGCATGGTGCGCCGCAGGAAGTCGACGCGCGCGAGGCGCAGGCCGCGGATCTCCCCCGATCGGAGGCCCGTCAGAGCGGTGACCTCCAGCATGGTGCGCCACCGGTCGATCGTGGCGGCGGCGAGGAGCTGCCGCACCTCGGCGATGTCGGGCGGCTGGACCGCGGTCTCGTCCATCGCGGGCGCGGGGATCTGCTCGAACGGGCTGACGGGGATGACTCGGTCGATGACGGCGAGCCGGAACACGCCGCGCACGTAGCGGGCGACCCGGTTCGGGTAGGTCCCGGAAAGTTCGTACTTGCTGATGAGGAGCTTCTGCCAGGCCCCTGCCTCGGACGGCTTGATGGACCGGATCTCCCGGTGCCCCCACTCGGGGAACAGGTAACGGCGGAGCGCTCCGAGGTACTCGACCTCGGAGCGCCCGTTGATGGACTGGGCTGGCAGCCACGTGTCGAGGGCGAACCGCTCGACGGTGACGCGCCCGGCCTTGGGGTCCAGCCACGACCCGGTGGCCTTCGCCGCCTCCTGCTTGTTGATCTCCCGTTCGGCCTCGACCTTCGTCGCCCACAGGCTGGTGACCTCGCGCCCGGTGGGGTCGTCGTACCTGGCCTGCCAGCGCTTGCCCTTCCCGTGGGCGGCTGCGGCGACCATGCCCTTGTGCTGCCCACACTCGGGGTCGCCCGGGGCCGGGCGGGTCTTGTGCCAGCGGTCAGCGACGTACCCCATGGAGCGCTCCCAGTGTGCTGCCGGCGTCCACACCGGCCCCGAGGAGGTGGAGCGCGGCTTGGGTGCGCATTCGGGGATCGGTGCTGGCCAGCGAGTTGATGACGGCAGTGGGCCGTCCGTCGAGGCGGACGGTGAGTGCGGCCACGTTCGGGCCGAGTGCTGCGGAGATTATGGTCGGCTTCGGCTCAGGCATGTGGTTCCCCGTTCTCGTCCGGAGCGGCAGGCTCCGGGTGAGAGAGGAGAATATGCCGGGTCACCACTTGGTGACTATCGGTTCTCCGAGATCGTTGAAGGTTGCACACCATCCGTCTCGCGGATGAGCCCTTGCTTGCGCATTTCGTCCAGGGCAATCCGGGTGGCGGCGCGGATCTCGGCGGCGGTGGCGTGTTCCGTCGCCCGGACCATCGCGTTCGTCATGATCCCGGCCAGCTGCTCCGCGTCGATCTGCTGCTGCACTGAGACGTCGTGCCACTCGACAGGGGCGGGCGAGTCGGTGACGGGCTCGCCGCCGTCCAGCACCGTGTCCACGGAGCCCGCCTTCCAGCCGAGAGCCGCCGCGATCGGGGGCAGCGTGATCGGCATGCGCGACTTCGGCATGCTGCCGGCCTCGGCGGACTGGACGCTGGCGAGGCTGACGCCCGCTTCCTCAGCGATGTCGCTCTGCTTGAGGCCCCGTGCGAGGCGTGCCTGCTGGAGCTTCTGGCCGAGCCGTGCCCAGGCGCGTGGGTCGCGGTTCATGGGGATGGCCTCTCGTTCTGTGTCGATGCCTGTCGGCGGGCACCGATAGGCACCGTTGGGCACCAGATTAGAGGTAGGTGGCCCTTAGTGCCACGGCGCATCCAGCCACCTTGAGGCTACGGAGAGCGAACCTCCACGCTTTGCACACACGCTCAGCCTCCTTAGCTTTCGTTGTGTTTCAGCTTGCGTCGTTGAGTGTCCTTACGTATCGTTCTGGTTGTGCAGCCAGACGGACCCGAAATCCGGAGGCGGCGCGAACTCCGCGGCTACGGCCTGCGCACTTTCGCCCTTGCCGCCGAGATCAGCCACACGCACTTGTCCCGCATAGAGCGCGGGATCAAGGGCGCACAACCCGAGGTCATGTCCCGTATCGCGACCCTCCTGGGATGCGGGATCAGCGACATCGAACGATACCGAACGGAGCCTAACGATGAGCGTGACGAAGGACGGCTCGCGCTTCCTCACCACGAACGAACTCGCCGCCGAGCTGCGAATGACGGCTAACGCCGTCCGAATCATGCGGCACCGCGGGCAGGGCCCGGCCGGCGCGAAGGTCCGGGGGCGCGTCCTCTACGACCGCGCGGTGGTGCAGGCGTGGATGTCCGCGCGGTTCGAGGCGGACCCGCTGGCGCAGCGCGCCTTGGCCGCCTGACCCGGACAGCACAAAGGGCGCCAGGCCCGGCATGGCCCGACGCCCCATCGACACCCTCACCCATCTAAGAGACGAGGACATCGTGTCTGTACAGAGTATCCGTCCCACGGATTTGCCCGCCGGTCACCGGCGGACGGTCCATGTGGACGTCAGCATCCCGCGCCCGGTGACGGTTGCGGCGGCGTTCCGGGCGGCGGCCCGGGTGCTCGCGGCGAACGGTCTGCACCAGGGCGACTACTTCCCCGACGCGCTGAGCGACAAGACCACCCCGTACGAGCTGCGGCCCATGTCGATTCCGGCGGCGTTGCGGTGCGCGGTGACGGGCGACCCGCGCATGTACTCGCTGTTGGCGGACGAGGCGTTGATGGTGCTGGGTGACCGGCTGGTCGTCGACGGGGAGCGCGCGGAGTACATCGACCTCTTCGGTCTGGAGGACCACGTCGACGACTGGGCGGACGCCGAGGGGCGGACGACGGAGTCGGCGGTGGCGGTGCTGTACGCGGCGGCGGACGACAGCGAGCGGGTGGCGGCATGAGCGCCCCGATGACGCGAGAGCAGCGCACGCAGCGCCTCGCGGACCTTCGGGCCCGCATGGCCGCTCGCCACGTGATCCTTTCCGGCGGGCCGCTGATGAGCCTGCCGCTGCACCGCCGGGTCGCGTTCGCCATCTCGGACCCGGGTGCGATCACGCCGCGCGGCAATGACTACCAGGAACCGCTCCACGTGTGGCAGGCCCGCGCGGTTGCGTTCGTGCTGCCCGAGGCCGCCGAGGTGGATCGGCTGCGGGCGGAGGTTGTCCGGTGGCGCGAGCGCACCGAGGAGGCTGAGACCAGCGAGGCCCAGCTGAAGGGCCGGGTGCGTGGGCTGCGGGCCCGGGTCGCCGAGCTGGAGGCGCAGCCGTCCCGCGCCGTGACCCTGCGCGAGGCGTCCGAGTTTGTGGCGTCGATGACGTACTCCCGGTACAGCGAGGGCGCCAAGACCACGCTGCTCGAAGCGTCCCAGATGTTGGCGGACAACGCCGCCGAGGCCGAGGGTTCGGCCCCGGTCGAGGACCCGCACGACTCCCCGCTGCACCACTCGTACGCGCTGGGCCGCGACCTCCCCAAGGTGGAGCCCGAGCAGCCCGCCGTGACGGCGGAGCGGTGGAACGCGCAGCACCCGGTCGGCACGCCGGTCTACGCCTACCCCGGGTGCCGCCCCGAGGACGACCCGAAGTGCACGCGGCTCACCACCCGCACCCGCAGCGCGGCGTCCGTCCTGGGCGGCCACACGGCGGTCGTGTGGGTGGAGGGGCACAGCCCGTGCATCGCTCTCACCCACATCGACCCGCGCCCCGAGGGCGGTGCCCTGTGAGCGCCTTCCGTGAGCCGGTCCCGGGCCGCTACGACACCGGCCGCACGTCGGGTTGGGTGACGCTCGACGTCGCCGCGCTGGTCGACAACAACGTCCACGACTTGTTGGACCTCCTCGGGGGCGACGAGTTCTTCGAGCGGTTCATGGCCTTGGCCGCGCCGCTGGTCACCGAGGACGGCGACGGGGGTCCGGACCGCTTGGCGTTCGAGGAGTTGAAGGACGACCTCGTCGAGCGGCTCGCGACCCGGGTGCGGATGACGGGGCAGCAGGCCCGCCGCGTGGGTGCCCGGGTGTACCGGCTGGGTGTGCAGGTGTCCGCCGAGACGGACGCCGCCGACAGCCCGGACGTCCCGGCCGTGTCGCTGGCCAAGGCCCCGAAGCAGCGCAACCGGAGGCTGGCATGAGCGACCTCGACTTCGGCTGGCACTACGGCCCCGACGGTAGTTGGGAGCCCGGCTTCCTGGAGGGCACCGCGTTCCAGCCCCTCGACTTGCAGGACCACATGGACGCCTGGGGCACCATCCACCCCGGAAATCTCGCGAGCTGCGTGCCGTGCTCGGCGTCGGCGGACCTGATCCAGGGCGGTGCCGCATGAGGAACCCGACGGACGCCCGCCTGGCCGTGCTGCGTGACCTGGCCCGGGACTACATGGGGGACATCACGACCCGCATGGTCCAGCAGCTGTACGTCAGCAAGTTCGGGCCCGGGGACTGGCGTGGCAAGGCCCGCCAGGACCTCGCTCAGCTCGTCGGTGAGGGGCTGCTGATCTGCGACGACACCGACCCCGCGCGCCGGGCGCACCGGCTCAACCACGTCCACACGGAGGCCCGCCATGGGTGACACGTTCGGCGGCCCCCACCGCCGCCCCGACCACAGCGGCATCGGCCGCACCCCGCGCGAACTCCAGGACCGCGCCTCGTACGACTGCGACCGCCCCGCCACCGTCGGCTGCGCCATCGCCCTCCCCATCAGCGGCCTCATGTGGTGGGGCCTGTACGAGGCCGCGCAGGCCCTCGGGGTGATCGCATGACCAACACCGTGCTGTCCGGGGCTTCGGCCCCGGCCGCCGGGATCACCCCCGGCCTGTACCCCAACCTCCCCATCGAGACGTACCACGGCGACCGCACGTCGCTCTCCTCGTCCGGCGCCCGAAGCCTGCTGGCCCCGTCGTGCCCGGCCCGGTTCCGGTACGAGCAGGACCACCCCCGGCCCCGCAAGCAGGTGTTCGACTTCGGGACCGCCGCGCACCGCGTCGTCCTCGGCGACGGCCCCGACCTGGTCGCCGTCGAGGCGGACGACTGGCGCACCAAGGCCGCCCGCACCGAGCGGGACGAGGTCGAGGCCGCCGGTGGCGTCGCGCTCCTCGCCGCCGACTACGACCAGGTCCACGCCATGGCGGACGCGATCCGCCGACACCCCGTCGCCAGCGCCCTGTTCGCGCCCGGCAGTGGCCGGCCGGAGGTGTCGGTGTTCTGGGAGGACCGGCCGACCGGTGTCCGCCGGCGGGCCCGGTTCGACTGGCTGCCGACCCCGTCCGCCGGTCGGCTGATCATCCCCGACTACAAGACGTGCCGCAGCGCGGAGCCGTCCGCGCTGGCCAAGGCCGTGCACGAGTACGGCTACCACCAGCAGGCCGACTGGTACCGGGCCGCCGCCCGCGCCGCCCAGCTCGGCGGCGAGGACACGGCGTTCGTCTTCGTCTGCCAGGAAAAGACGGCCCCGTACCTCGTGACGGTGTTCGAGCCGGACATGACCGCGCTCCGGATCGGGGCCGCGAAGAACCGTCGGGCGATCGAGACGTACGCCGCCTGCACGGAGTCGGGCTACTGGCCCGGCTACACCGACGAGATCGCCTACCTCTCGCTCCCCGTGTGGGCCGAGATCCGTGACGCGGAGGAGTACCTGTGAGCTACCAGCAGATCGAGCGCATGACCCCGGCCGCCGCCCCCGCGCGGGTCGGGCAGGGCACCGCGGTGGAGCAGTCCCGCGCGGTCGCCGAAGTCCAGGCCGCGGTCCTCGTGGCCCGGCAGTTCCCCCGCAACGAGGCGGCGTGCATCGCCCGGATGCAGACGGCGTGCGCCCAGCAGGAGTTGGCCAGCCGGGCGTTCTTCCGGTTCCCTCGCGGCAGCTCGAACGTGTCGGGCGAGACGATCCAGCTCGCGAAGGAGCTGGCCCGCTGCTGGGGCAACATCCAGTTCGGGGTTGCCGAGCTGCGCCGTGACGAGGAGTACGGCGAGTCGGAGATGCAGGCGTGGGCCTGGGACATGGAGTCCAACGAGCGCTCCTCGACCACGTTCATCGTGCCGCACGCCCGGTGGGCGAACGGCGGCGCGCAGAAGCTCGCGGACTTCCGGGACGTGTACGAGAACAACGCCAACAACGGGGCCCGCCGCCTGCGAGAAATGATCTTCACGGTGCTGCCCGTCTGGTACATCGAGCAGGCCAAGACCGCCTGCGCCAAGACCCTCGCCAACGGCGCCGGGGACGTCCCCCGCCCGCAGCGCATCGCCCAGGCGATCAGCTCGTTCGAGGGCATCGGGATCACCGCCGACCAGATCGAGACCAAGCTCGGCCGGAAGTCGGAGAAGTGGACCGACGTGGACCTGGGCCAGTTGCAGGTCATCTTCCAGTCGATCCAGCGTGGCGAGGTCACCAAGGACGAGGAGTTCCCCGCCCCGCGCGTGACCGCCGACGAAATCACCGGGGCGGGGGCGAAGTCGTGAAGCTCCGCCTGCCGCGCTTCCGCCGCCCCACGCCCGCCGCGTTCAGCCCGGTCGGCGTCCAGGCCGGCACCCGGTGGCTCCGCTGCGACACAACCCCGTGCGCGCACCTCACCACCCGCCACGTCCCCGACGGCACCGGCTACCGGTGCACCGACTGCGGCCACCTGAAAGGAGCCGACCAGTGAGCCTCGACTGGATGACCGCCGCCGTATGCGCCGGGGTCGACCCCGAGCTGTGGTTCCCCGACACCGGCGACAGCACGCCCGTCCGCATCTGCCAGGGCTGCCCGGTCCGGCAGCAGTGCGAGGAGTACGCCGCCGCGCTGGAGGGCGACTGCGGTCTCCCGTACCGGCACGGCGTGTGGGGCGGCCTGTTCGCCACGGAGCGCGCGGAGGCCAGCAAGTTGGCCGCGTCCGGGAAGGCCGGCCGTGACGCGCAGATCCTCCGCCTTGCCGAGCACGGGGTGGGGCCGAAGGAGATCGCCGCGCTGGTGGGCGTCACCGACCGCACCGTCCACCGCGTGAAGAAGACCACCACCGAACGGAGCGCCGCCTGATGGACACCCCGATCGAGGCCCGCTGCGACCACTGCAAGCAGACCCGCCCCCTGTTCCTCTTCGAGCCCGATCACGGGCACCTCGGGGCCGGGCAGTTCACCTGCCGCTGGTGTACCCGGGGAACCCAGGAACTTCTCTGCACGCGGTGCTGGAGCGTCGAGAAGGAGCGCGAGGAGAACGACCCCGGCATTCAGCAGGACGCCGAGACCATGCGGCAGATCTGCGAGACCAACGCCCGGAACATCGCGCGGCGGGAGTCGGCGGTGGCGGCTGATCAGGCCGCCTGCGACGGGATCGCCGAGGCCACCCGGAACGCCAGCGCCTGACCCCTTCGGCCCGGGGCCGCCGCGCCCCGGGCCACCACCCGCACCACCGCAACCCCGTACGGAAGAAGGACCGCGTGACCATCGACGCCATGCACTGGGTGTGGAACCACGCCCGCAGCACCGGCAACCCGCGCATGGTGCTGCTGGCGGTCGCCGACAAGGCACCGGGCCCCGACTGCACCACGCGCATGGGCACCACCGAGTTCCGTGCACGGCTCGGCCGGGTCAGCAAGTCCGTTGTCGTCCGCGCCGTCGACAAGGCCCTCGAATCCGGCGAGCTGGTCATGGTCGAGGAGGCACGCGGCACCCGCGCAGCCACCTACCAACTGCCGTACGCGGTGGGCTACAGGCGCCCTGCCCCCGGTTCTACCGGTCCTGAATCGGTACCGGTAGCCACCCCCGAGGGGTCCCAGATCGGTACCCCTAGCAACGAACAGGGGTCCCAGATCGGGACCGGTAGCGAGAACGCTAGGGGTACCGAATCAGGACCGGAGGGGTACCGAATCGAGACCCCTAGCGGTACCGAATCAGGACCCCTTCACCAGACCACTCCTACCAGGAGTGGAAGCAAGCAAGCGGGACAGCCCGACCCCGCCGCCGGAACCACCATCCCGGACTTCGCCCGCCCCCTCGTCGACACCATCAGCCTCGCCGGATACGACACCATCCGCTGGAACCTCACCGCCCCGGAATGGCTGTCGATCCACGCGCTCATCAAGAGCCACGGCACCGAGCGTCTCGCCCGCTGGGCCGTCGAGCAATGCAGTCAGCGGCGTATCAGCTACGGCCGCTACTTCCTCTCCGGCTGGCGTGACCTTCCGCCGGCCCCGGCGCCCGCACCCGACGGTGTGACCCGCCTTCCCGCGCTGCGCCCGGCCCCGGCCCCTCTGCCCTCGCCGCAGGCCGCCCGCCGCCAGGCCAGCCGCGACTTCCTCGACCGTCTCTCCGACCAGCTCGCCGCAGGAGAACACTCGTGAACCCCAGCCAGATCCCACAGCTGCTGAAGCAGGTCAGCTTCGCCGACCCCCGCCTCCTCCCCGAGGACGAGAAGGAACTCGCCGCGCTCGCCGCGCTCTGGGCCGTCGTCCTCGCCGACGTCCCCCCGGACTTCGCGATGCACGCCGTCGGCCAGCACTACGCCGCCAGCCCCTTCCCGATCAAGCCGTCCGACATCGCCGACCGCTGGCGCACCGTCGTCCGCGACCGCATGGGACGTCACACCGGCACCTTCGAGCCCAACCAGCACCCCGGCCTCGACCCCGACGACATCGAGGGCTACCAGCAGGCCCTCCGCGCCGAACGCGACGCCGTGCGCACCGGGCAGCGCCCGCCCATGCCGTCCCGGGCGATCGCACCTTCGCTGTCCACCGACGACGTCCGGGCCATGCGGCAGCAGGGCGACCTCCTCCGCCACATCAAGGACGCCTCCCGCGCCGCCCGTGCCGAGAACGCCCGCCGGCGGAAGCTCGTCGCCCGCTACCCCGATCTGAACGAGCGGATGCACGAACTTCCCGGTCACGCCCGGTGGTCCGGGTCGGTCGGCGGCAACAAGCGGACCGCGGCGATCGTCGCCGAGGCCGAGGAGCGCGCGGCGAACGAGCGGACGGCAGCGGCGTGACCGGCCTGCACGCGGTCATCGCAGCCGCCATCGACGACTACCGAACCGAGGTCCCCGCCGACCAGCAGACCCCCGCCGGCCTCACCGACCGCATCACCGAATACCTCGCCTCCAGCGGCTACCCCACCGCCCTCGACACCGGGAGCCCCGCGTGACCGGCCCGTCGTGCCGGGTCTGCGGCCGGCGCCTCCGCTCCGAGAAAACCAGGGCCCGCGGCATCGGCCCCGTCTGCGCCCGCCGCACCCACCAGACCACCCCGCACATCCCCACCCCCACCCCCGACCACCACATCCCCGGGCAGGACGAACTGCCCCTCGTCCACCACCAGCCCAGCCTCTGGAGCCTCTGATGCCCACCCCCACCCACCAGATCACCTGCGCCGCCGATGACTGCGACGCCTACTCGATCACCGCGGTCCTCCAGCCGCTGACCGCCGAGGACCGGGCCATCCGGCACCGCCGTCAGCTGGCCGCGGACGGGTGGTCGGACGTGGAGGGCCGGGACTACTGCCCGGACCACCCGGTCACCGTGCCCGCCCCGTGACCAGCAGCACGCCCCGGCCGGGTCATAGCCGGCCGGGGCGCCCCACCACCGTACCGACCACCTTGGAGCCCCACATGCCCGACACCTCACCCACCCCCGCCGACCAGCTGCGCGCCGCCGCCTGGGTTGACGGTGACCCGCTGATGGAGGCGATGGCCGCCGCCGTGTACGAGCAGTGCGAACAGCACCCCGAGGTCAGCGTGACCATCGACGACCCGCGCAACATCGCGGCGGTCGCCGCCACCGTGGCCCGGCAGCTCCTCGGCACCAGCACGGGCGAGGACACGGCCGCCGCCCCGCCCGCACCTACCGACCGGGCCGCCGTGATCCGCGAAGCCGCCGACCGTATCCAGCGGCGCGCCACCCAGCTCGACGCCGTGTGGCTGCGGGCGGACCAGGTGATCGACGCGCTCCACCGCATCGCCGACGAGAAGGCCGAGGAAGACGCTGCCGCCGGGGTGCAGCCGCCCACCAGCGAGGCGCACCCCGAGGGCTGCACCTGCGGGCCGCACCAGCTCGCCCGGATCGCCACCCCGCCCGCTGCCCCTGCCGACGGCACCCGGTGCACCTGCGGCGGCCGGTTCCCCACGTTCCACCTGCACGCCGACACCCACGAGCCCGCTGCCCCTGCCGCACCCGAGGAGCCCGCACGATGACCACGCCCGCGCGCACCGAGTACCTGTACGAGCTGTGGGACGCCAACTGGGACGACGGCCCCCTCGGCAACTACAAGATCCTCGCCCACCCGATCACCCGGAAGACCGCCCGCCGGATCTACTTCACCCGCAACGGGCACCGCCCCGGGTTCGTCGACCGGCAGCGGATCGAGACGGACGGCGAGGTCTTCTACCGGCCCCTCGCCCGAACGTTCCACCTGAACCCGCCGGAGATCCCCGGCCAGCCCAAGCCGCCGTCCCTGGCCGAGCTGAAGCAGGCCATGGCGGACGCCCACCCGGACCGTGGCGGCACCGAAGAGGCGTTCATCGCCGCCCGTGCCCGGTACGAGCGCGCCCGCACCATCACCCCCGCCCCTGCTGCCGGGTGATCCCGGCCCACACGACGGAGACCACCATGACCAACACCACCGCCCAGCTCGCCGCCATCACCGAGACCCCCGCCATGGAGAACGCCCACTACGGCATTCCCGTCGCCTACATCGGCGAGGACGGCGACATGATCGCCCTTGGCCACCACAGCCACCGCCGAGCCCTCGCCGCGTTCAACGCCCACGCCCGCCAGCACTGCGGCCTCACCAACATCGCCGACGACCCGCAGGCCATCGCTCAGTGGTGGCTCGAAGCCGTCAGCCCCGGCTGGGCCACCTTCCCCGTTCCCGCCGACGGCGAGTTCCTGTGGCATGCCACCCCGGCCCGCGAGAACACCCCGGGAGCCCAGCCCGTCACCTGGCTCAACGCCGCCTGACCCCTGTCTGCTGTGTGGCCGCCCCACCACCGGGGCGGCCCCCAACCCCGGAAGGACCACCCGCCATGGCCACCCCCCGCCGACACCCCGCCCACGGCCCCGACGGCCGCGCCGCCGCCACCCTGGCCGAGCGCATCCGCCGCGCCATCACCGCCGAACTCAACCTCATCGACAACGCCACCACCGACCCTGCCATCCGCGCCGCCACCACCCGAATCCGCACCATCCTCACCGACGGGCCACCCCCCGCCCCCTGCCCGGCCACCACCCCCCACACCGACGGCGGCCCCCCGCTCACCTGCTCCCTCACCACCCCCCACGCAATGCACCTCGACGAGCAGCGCAGCGTGCGCTGGCTCCCCGACGCCGACACCACCGAGGGGGCACGGTGACCACCCAGCCGCGTATCGCGCTCGACGACCTCACCAGCGACGCCCTCGACCAGGTGTACGCGCGGCTCGACCTCCTCGAAGCCGGCCGCGACGAACGGGCCGCCCTGCTGGAGGAAGCACGCGATGCCCTCGACGCCGCCGGGATCGCCGAAGCCCACGGCGGGGAGTCCTGGCCGCGGCTCGTACCCGCCATCGAGGAGCTGGCCGCCGACCGCGACCGGCTCGCCGCCGAGGTGGCCCGCCTGACTGCTGGGCGCGCACCCACCACCTGACCCCACCAACCACCGCCCGACCCGCCCGACCCCGCACGCCGAGGAGCACCGATGGACACCACCTGCACCCACTGCCACACCCCCGACCCCACCGGCAGCACCCTCTGCGTGCCCTGCACCACGACGCTCACCGGCCAGCTCACCGACCTGCCCCGGATGTACGAGGCGCTCGCCGGACACCTCGCCCCCGGGTCGGCCAGCGGGCAGGGGCGCGGCGGGAAGGGCCACCCGGCGCCGCTCCCGCTCCGCGTCGACATCCTCGACCTGCGCGCGTCCTTCGACGTCGTGTGCGGCTGGCTGGCGGCCGTGCACGACGCCCGGCACCTCCGGGGCCCCCGGCTCACCGGAGACACGCTCACGCGCCTGCACACGGCCGTCGCGGGGCTCCTCGCCCACATGTCGTGGATCGTCGTCTGGCCCGGGGCTGGTGACCTCGCGAGCGAGATCGGCGAGCTGCACCGCTCGGCCTCCACCGTCGTCGACCCCGACCCCCGGCCGCGCGGCCGGCGCATCGGCCACTGCCAGAGCATCGACACCAGCGGCACGATCTGCGGCGCCGTCCTGTGGCTGGCCCCCGGGGAGCAGGTCGCCCGCTGCGACTGGTGCTCGATGGCCTGGCCGCCCGCGACGTGGATGCAGCTCAAGGCGTGGCAGACCGAGAACGCCGCGTGACCGCTGGACTATCACACCCCCCTGTGATAGCGTCAGCGGCATGAACAACGACCCCTGGCGGGTCAGGTTCAGACGGGAAGACGAGCTGGTGGAACAGCTCCAAGCCCAACTGCTTGAAGCCGCCGAACGGCGCGGCGCCGCACTCGTCGAAGGGCTTGGCGAACTCGGCACCGTCTACGCGGTCGCGAAGGAAGTCGGCAAGAGCTACACGGCGACGAGCAACGCGATCAAGAAGTACCGGCCGCCAGGCCGCACAACCGAATAGAAGCGAGGCCGGGCGACAGCTCCCCGGGTGGTGGAACACCCGAGGGCGCGCGCGCCGCCCGACCTCCGACCGAACACCATCCTGACTGCACCAGGAGGCTCGGCCATGGCCGATCATTCCATGCGCGCTGACGTGCGCGTAGACCCCCACCCCGGCGACAGCGATCCGGATCCGAACGAGGCGCTCAGGCGCGTCCTCGCCAGCCGCACGGCGGTGGCCGGACGATGAGCCGCCCCCGCGTCTTCTACGGCGCCGTCGCCCTCGCCGGGCTCTCCCTCATCTGGTCGGCCTACGCCATCACCGACCTCATGAAGTCCGGCCCCTTCGGCCTCTCCGTCGCCCTCGCCGGCGACATCGGATGGCTCACCGTCCTCTGGGCCCAGTACCGGCGCATCGGCCCCCGCTTCGCCGCCCCCGCCGCCGGATGGATCATCGCCCTCGGCGTCGGCGTCCTCCTCGTCATCCACGGCGTCCAGGCGAACAGCACCGCACAGGCGGTCGCCGGACCGTTCGTCGTCCTCGTCGGGAAGATCGTGTGGGAGTTCGCCCTGCCCGCGCTCCGCGACCCCGCCGCCCTCACCCCCGAGCAGCAGGCCGAGATCAACTCGGTCATCCGCGACAGCGAGCACGCCGCCCGCCTCCACGACGCCCACCGCGACCGCGCCGAACGTGAGGCCCAGGCCGCGATCGAGCGCATCCAGCAGCAGGCCCGGATCACCGCCGCCCGCGACCGCGCCGACTTCGAGATCACCCTCGAACGCCTGGAAATGCGCGCCGAGATCGACCGCCGCTCGCCCATGCTGCTCGCCCCGATCGCGAACACCGATCACGACCCCGAACAGCCCGCGATCACCCCGAGCACCCCGCCGCTCGCCCCCAACGCGCTGCCCACCGAGCACACCTCGACCAGCACGAACACGACGAGCATCGCCGATCTCGCCCGCGACCACGTCGCGATCACCACAGAGAACGCCGACGCCGTACGGGCGATCTGCGCCCTCCGCCCAGACGAGAAGCGCGAGTCCGTCGCAGCCGCTGTTCGCCGTGCCCGCCGCAACGCCGACGGCATGAAGGGCGGCTACGGATGACTGCCCTCCGGCTGCTCTTCCCGCTCGCCACCCTCGGCGCCGGCTGCGTCCTCGCCGCCCTCGCCACCCGCGACACCCCCCGCATCACCGGGACCGTCGCCCTCGTGCTCACCTTGGCCGCCCTCGGGCTGGCCCTCCTCCACTGAGGACACCACCGTGCCTGAGCCCATCATCCCCACCAAGATCATTCCCGGGGGAGCGGCACTTCCCCCCGGCCCTCCGCCGCCCGGCGCCGTACCCCCGTGGCGCGCCCCCGCCCCAACCGCACCTCCGCCGCCTCCCCCGCCCGTACCGCCCGTCGTGGCCGTCCCGGCCCCCGAGCCCCCGCCGCAGCCCGACCCCGTGGTGCACGTCCACGTCGTCTTCCCGTACGAGCCCGAGCCGGAACCCACCCGGTGGCAACGCCTCTGGGCGTGGGCCACCAGCATCGGCCGGCCCTGGCAGATCGGCGGCGCCCTCGCCCTCGCGCTCCTCCCGATCCCCGGCGTCGGGTACTCCGTCGCCACGATCTGGGCGTCCGTCGTCACCACCGCCCGCGCCGAGTACGGGCAGGCCAACGCCTACGCCCTCGCCGGGGCCCCGCTCGCGATCGCCGTCATGCGGATCGTCCGCGGCGGCGGCACCCTCCGCCGCCTCCTGCTCCTCGCGATCAGCCTCGTCGGCCTCGCCGGGGCCATCGACCTGTACGACCCCGTCACCTGGATCACCGGAGTCCGACCGTGAACACGACCACCACCGGCGCCAGCCTCGCCGCCGTCCTCATCGCCGTCGCCATCATGGCCGTCTACCTGCGGAAATGGTGGGTGGGCGGGCGCACCCTGAAAGACCTCTTCCCGATGATCCAGGGCTTCGTCACCGGCGGCCTCGCGACCATCTGCTTCGGCGGCCTCGCCGGGTGGCTCGCCGGATGCACCCGCCAGGCCGCAGGCGGCGCGGGCGGCAAGGTCATCACGAGCGCCACCGGCACCGACACCGGTGACCAGCTCGCCACCGGGTCCCTGGGGCAACTCACCCCCGAAGGCGGCTGCGTGGTGTTCCTCCTCATGGTCATCCTCGTCGTCTCCTACAAGGCCGCCAACAAGGACGACAAGGGCCGCCTGCTCGGCTTCCTCGCCGCCGGGATGATCCTCTGCGTCACCGCCGGGGTCGCCGGGATGCTCGACGGCCTCCCCGGCCTCGTCAACGGGCTCGGGCTCAGCGCCCGCAACGCCCTGGAAGGGAACGCCTGATGGAGCCGACCGCCATGCAGCGTGGTGCCCGCACCCTCACCCACGGGCAACGCCTCCTCCTCCGCCGCCTCGCCGCCCGCGCCGCCGCGTGGGTGCGCGCTGGCCGCCGCGACGACCTCGACGGAATTGCCGCCGTCCTCGGCTGCCTCCTCCGCGCCGTACTCCTCCTCGCCGCCGCGTACGGGGCGTGGTGGGCGCTCCGCCGGTGGCCCGCCGCCCTGTGGGTCCTCGTCCCCCTGTGGTGCTGGGCCGCCATCCGGGCCATCCCCACCGACCCCGAGCAGCCCGCCGAGGAGGAGCCGCCCACCGCCGAGGAGACCGCCGCCCACCGCGAGCAGCTCCTCGACCTCATCCGAACCCTCACCGGCGACCGCCCCGGCGTCCACCTCTCCACCCTCCTCGACCACCTCCAGAAGCACGGCCAGGCCGAGGGCTGGGAGGTCGGCGACCTCAAGGACCGGCTGGCCGCCCTCCAGGTCCCCGTACGGCGCTCCGTGAAGGTCGCCGGGAAGGTGGCCAACGGGGTCCACCGCGACGACCTCCCGCAGCCCTCCCCGGCCGAGGGCCAGCAGCAGGCCGCATGACCGGCTACCACCCCCGTCTACCTGCGGATCTACCACCGCGACTACCCGCATCTACCGCCCCGGCTACCGCCCAGCTACCCCAGAAGGAGACCCCGATGAGCAACGAGAACCACGTCACCGACAGCACCGCCGAGACCGTCGTCCAGGCCGAGACCACCGGCCCCATCAACACCGGCCCCGGTGACCAGCACTCCGTGACCTTCACCGGCCCCACCACCGGCGTCACCGTCATCCACGGCGACATGACCGGGGAGATCAGCCAGACGTTCAACTGACCGCTGTCACACCCCCGCAGTAGCCTGACCGTACGAGCACTACCCATCCGGATCGCGAGCTGGCTGCCGCGCTACACGGACCGAGGCCTCACCGTCACCCCCGTCGGTGGGGCCTCACCCATGCCACCATGACCCCATGAGCGAGCACATGGTCGAGCTGCACGGCGGCCCCCTCGACGGACAGGTAGCCCCCGTAGACCCCACCGACCCCGACCCGTGGACCGCGATCATCAGCGACGGCTGCGCCTACCCCGGCGGCCGCTCCGTGTACGCCCCCGACGAGGCGGGCCGGTGGGTATGGCAGCAAGATGTGCCGTGGGAGGCCATATGACCCTCGTCGACCTCTACGCCGCCCACGCAGCCACCGGCAAGAGCCCCGCCACCCTCCGCACCTGGATCCACCGCGGGGAACTCACCCGCCACGGCTACGACCCCCGCGGACGCGCCCTCGTCGACCTCCACGACGTCCAGGCACTCATCGCCGCGAAGGCCACCCCCGTGGCGGCTTGACCGGCGCTCCCACCTGCTGCAACACTGCCCCCAGCAGTTCACGCATGCCCAGACGCCCCCGCAGCGGCCCCACGGCCCCGGGGGCTTCGCCGTATCCAGGACACCGCGCCCGCCCCTGCCCGATGATGGCCCCTCACGCCACCATCCCTGGGGGGACCATGTGCACCCGCACCACCACCGCCGCGCTCATCGCGGCCGGCCTGCTCGCCCTCACCGCCTGCGGCACCGAACCCGAACCGAACGCCCCGGCCAGCAGGCCCAGCGCCAGCAGCAGCCCGACCCCCATGCTCAGCGTCTCCGACTGCGCTGACGCCGTGTACCAGGTTGACTCGGCGGCCCGCGAGGCAGGCACCGATCCGGCCGACCGCATCATGCCGGACCCCTGCGTCGGGCTCACCGCCGACCAGTACATGGACGCGATCATGACCGCCACCCAGCGGCTCAACCAGGAAGCCCGGGACGACCTCCAGGACCAGATCGACGAGGCCGCCGAGCAAGACCAGTAGCGGGCGCTCACGGGCGCCCCGACGAGAGGACGCCCGTGTCCCAGCCCGAGAACCGTCTCCTCATCGTGGAGCCCGGTGACACCCTCGTCATCGGGCACTCGCCCCGGCTGCCGGCCGAGGAAGCCGACCACATCAAGAAGGTTCTGGGCCTGCGCGGCGTCCTTACCGTGCCCGGCCCCGTCGACCTCGCCACCATCAGGACCACGGCCACGGACGTTCACGTGACCGTCACTGGCCCGCGCGAGCTGGGCGACCACGTCGAGACGATCCAACGAGCCATGCGGACACAGCGCGGTGGCCGGTAACCCGCGCAACGGGCGCGCCTACCGCAGGTTGTGCGACTGGCTGCGGGCTCAGCGTCTCCCGTGCTGGCTCTGCGGCCACAACATCGCGTACGAGGTGCGTGGGCCCGAGGCGGGGCGGCACCCTCTCGCGTTCACCCTCGACCACGAGCGCCCCCTGTCGCGCGGCGGGGACCTCCTTGACCCGGGCAACGCGCGCGCCGCACACCGCCGCTGCAACAGCGCCCGGGGCAACCGCACCACGATTCCGCAGCCCCGAGCCTCACGGAGATGGTGACGTGTTTGGCTTCATCCGCCGCTGCCCCTTCCACGAAGTGGCCTCACCGCGCCGTATCGCCCAGCTCGAAGCCGAGCTGGGCATCGACCCCGACGCCGTGACCAAGCACCAAGCGGTCGCCTCGGACTTCGTGGAGTCCTATGCCGACCCCGACCTGATCGACTGCGGCAGGCCACGCTGCCAGGAACGGAAACGGTGACCATGAGCGACGACGACGAGGTGCAGTGCTGGCACACCGAGCCCGGCAGCCCCTGCGACTGGGACATCTGCCGCCAGCCCGACCGCCTCGCCGCCGGGGACCGAGGCACCGACCCCAGGGACACGCCACCCACACGACTGCTCAGCACGCAGAGGCGAAGCTGCCCGTGCTGTACGTGATCACCGGCCCACCCGGCGCGGGGAAGAGCAGCTACATCCGCGCCCACGCCAAGCCGTCGGACATCGTCATCGACCTCGACCTGATGGCCCTCGCCATGGCCGGCCCCGGCGCCGACCACCACGACCACCACCCCGTACTACTCCGCGTAGTCCACCGGGCCCGGCAGGCAGCCATCCACGAGGCCGAACGCCACCTCGATCAGGTCGACGTCTATCTGATCCACACGATGCCGCAGGCCAAGGCCCGCGCGCACTACAAGCGGCTCAACGCGCGCATCGTCACCGTCGACCCCGGTGAGCACATCGTCCGCCAACGGGTCCGCGACATGCGCCAACCCGCCATGGAAGCCGTCGTCACCCGCTGGTACCGCGACCGACGCAAAGGCGGATCACGGCCCGTCACCAGACAGGCATCACGCACCTGGTGACCACGCCCAGCGACCCGCGCGACCGGCCGGCGGGGAGAGAGTGGATCAAAACTTCAGCGCACTACCGGGCGACCCAAACGCCCTTGTCGCCCTGTTTTTTGCGCGGGCATTTTTCGAGCCGCTATTTCGCGAATCCAACGGCTGGAACAATTAGTGGCTTCACTCTGTGTGACATTACGGTGTGTGACGGAGGTGGGTCATGATCGCCGAAGAGATCCGCGCCGAGCTTGACAAACTCCGCGTGACCTCGGTGTCTCCCGGCATGGCGGCAGTCGCGGTCCGGCTTGCTGAGGCGCTCGACGAGATCCCAGCCGGTGACGCTCCGACATCACAGGCCATGGTCGCCGACAAGCTGGCCGCCATCATGACGAAGCTCCGCGGCCTCGCGCCGCCCGCGACGGAGGGGGACGTCCTCGATGACCTCGCTGATCGACGGGCCCAGCGCCGTGGCGCCTGAGCAGCCCTCCGAACTCCGCGGCGTACAGCTCCCGCGCCTGTTCACCGCGCCGCCGTACGCCTCGTCGGCGGGCCAAGAGGCCGTCGAGCTGGCCGCGCACGCCGGGCTGGTCCTCGACGAGTGGCAGCAGAACGCCCTGCGCATCGGCCTCGGCGAGCGCCCTGACGGCTCGTGGGCGGCGTTCGAGGTCGCCGTGAACGTTCCGCGCCAGAACGGAAAGGGTGGCGTGATCGAGGCCAGGGAGCTGGCGGGCCTGTACCTGCTGGGTGAGCGTCTGATCCTGCACAGCGCGCACGAGTTCAAGACGAGCATTGAAGCGTTCCGGCGCATCGTCGCACTGGTCACGAACTGTGACAGCCTGCGGAAACGCGTCAAGGCGATCCGCCGGACGACCGGCGAGGAAGCGATCGAGCTGCTGACCGGGCAGCGCCTGCGGTTCCTAGCCCGCTCCGGCGGCTCCGGCCGCGGCTTCACCGGGAACTGCAACATCCTCGACGAGGACATGATCCTCGGCGACGACGCGATGGGCGCGCTGATGCCGACCATGGCGGCCGTGAAGGACCCGCAGGTCTGGTACTTCGGGTCTGCTGGGATCGGCTCCCCGTCGCAGCAGCTCGCCCGCCTGCGGCGTCGTGCGCTCGCCGCCGTCGAGGCGGGCGTCCCGGACCCGTCGCTGGCGTACATGGAGTGGTCGATCGACCCGCACGTACGGGAGTGCCCGCCGGGCTGTACGGACCATGACGACCCGCTGTCGCCGCTCTCGGTGGCGAAGGCCAACCCGGCGCTCGGCTACCGGTTGACGCTGGAGCACACGGAGCGGGAGCGGCTGACCATGTCGGATGAGATCTTCGCGCGGGAGCGGCTCGGTGTCGGCGACTACCCGTCCGACGGCGAGGACACCTGGCGGGTCATCGACGAGGACGTGTGGCGGGCGCTGGCGGACAGCACGTCGTCCATGTCGGACCCGGTGGCGTTCGCCCTCGATACGACACCGGAGCGGTCGCACACGGCGATCTGTGCGGCCGGGGCGAACGGCGACGCGAAGCACGTGGAGGTCATCGAGCACCGGCCCGGCACCGGGTGGGCTCCGGAGCGGCTGGCCGAGCTGGTCGTGAAGTGGTCACCGTGCGCGGTCGTCATCGACGAGGGTGGCCCGGCCGGGTCGCTGGTCCCCGCCGTGCGCAAGGCGCTGCGGGACGCCGGGCTCACCGAGGACGAGGTCGACGCCCTGCTGCTCATACCGAAGACCCGGCAGGTCGCGGCGGCGGCCGGCCAGTTCTTCGACGGGGTGGCCGAGGGCGGCATCGTCCACCTGGACCAGGCACCGCTGGCCACCGCGCTGGCGGGGGCGGACAAGCGGCCGATCGGCGACGGGTGGGGTTGGGCTCGGCGCGGCGGCAACGTCAGCACGGACATCAGCCCGCTGGTGGGCGTCACGCTCGCCGCGTGGGGCCACGCAGAGCGCGCGGACGTCGAGCCGGAGGGGGCGCCGAACCTGTGGTGAACGGGCTGCTCAACGTGCTGGAAGTGCTGTTCGTGCTGGCTGTGGTGGGCGGGCTGGCGATGTGGTCGGTGCCGGCCGGGCTGGTCCTGGCGGGGGTGCTGGGTGTGGTGGCGGTGGAGCGTGAGCAGGCGCGACGGAAGGGGGCGGGATGAGCCTCTTCGGTCTGTTCGAAAGCCGTAGCGTGGAGAACCCCGCCACCCCCCTGACCGCGTCGTCGCTGTCGGAACTGCTGGGCGGCGGAGCGCCGGTGGAAGCGGGCGTGCAGGTCACTGAGATCTCCGCTCTCTCGATGCCGGCCGTGTACCGGGCCATTTCCGTGGTGGCGAACAACGCCGCGGCACTGCCCCTTCATACGTACGCGGATGGAACGAAGGACCGGACGGTCAACGGACTGCTGGCGGACCCACATCCGGAGCTGACGCGCTTTGAGCTGTGGCGGCTGTCCTATGTGCACCGGCTCGCCTGGGGCAACGCCTACACGCAGAAGATCCGTAACGGGGCCGGGGAGATTGTGCAGCTGTGGCCGATTCGCCCAGAGCGGGTCAAGGTCGACCGCGAGCCCCCGTCCGCCAGCAACCCTGGCGGCAAAGTGTTCTGGGTCCAGGACGACAACGGGGTGCGGCAGCGGCGAACGTCCCGCGAGATCATGCATCTGCCAGCGCTCGGGTACGACGGGCTGACGGGCGTTTCGCCGATCCGCCTTGCTGCGCAGGGCATCGGGCTGGGCATTGCTGCGGAGCGCGCGGCGGGACGGCTGTACGGCTCCGGCAACATGATCTCGGGTGTCTTGCAGACAGAGCAACGCCTGAATCCTGAGCAGGCGGCGGCACTGAAGTCGGGCTGGAAAGCGCGATATGGCGGCCGCCAGGCGGCGCACGACGTGGCGATCCTCGACTCTGGGGCGTCGTTCCATCCGATCACGATGCCGTACAAGGACAGCCAGTTCCTGGAGTCCCGGCAGTTCCAGGCGATCGAGGTGGCCCGCATGTTCGGGGTGCCTCCGTTCCTGCTGATGTCCACGGAGAAGAGCACGTCCTGGGGTACGGGGCTGGAGCAGCAGGCGCAGGGGTTCGTGACCTGGGACCTGGGGCCGACGTGGCTGACGCCGACTGAGCAGCGCATCGAGAAGGAGCTGCTGCCGCCCGGCCAGTACGCGAAGTACCAGCTGGGTGGCCTGCTGCGCGGCGACAGTGCGGCGCGGGCGCTTTTCTACCGGGCGATGCGGGACACCGGGGCGTTCTCGGCGAACGACATTCGTGGCCTGGAGGACATGCCGCCGATCACGGATGGCACGGGGGACACGTACTTGCAGCCGATGGCGATGGCGCCGCTCGGCTCCGATCCGACCAGGGGCGAGACGAAGGAGGGCAGCGATGCCGACACCGACTGAGCGCCGCGACCTGACGCTCTCCGCAGCCGACGTTGCACTGCGCGCGGCCGAGGGCGGCGCACGCCAGTTCTTCGGGCACGCCGCCGTGTTCAACAAGCGGACAGCGATCGGCAACCCCTTGACCTGGGGGTTTTACGAGGAGGTCGCCGAGGGGGCGTTCACGAAGACCCTGAGCGAGGGCGACTCTCGGTATCTCGTCGACCATGACACCCGGCTTGTCGTCTCGCGGGTATCGGCCGGGAGCCTGCGCCTGTCGCAGGACCAGATCGGACTGGCCGTCAACTCGGACCTGGATGAGCGGCTGTCCTACGTCGGTGACCTGATTGTGAACCTCGACAACCGGAACATTACCGGCATGAGCTTCGGGTTCCAGGTCGTGAAGGACGACTGGCAGACCGTCGACGTGGAGACGGTGAACGGCGACCGGGCCGAGGCTGAGCTGCGGATCATCCGCGAGGTGAGGCTCTTCGAGGTGTCGGCCGTCACGTTTCCCGCGTACGAGGACACGGACGCCGGGCTCCGCTCCGTCGGGGTCGCTCTGGCCGCACGCGGCAGTGACGCGGCGTTCGACCGCCGGGCCGCGTACCGGCCCGAGCTTCTGACTTTCCGCCACGAGCCGGGCCCCGTGCCCACTCGGGGTGGTGACGCGACCCAGCCGGGAGAGACCACTGGGGGCCGTCAGGCGATGCACATGAAGGCGCTCGCCGCCCGCTACCGCCTCGCGCTGTAGCAGCTCTCACACACCCTTCCAGCCCCTGCCAGCCTGGCACGGGGCCATTCGTGCTGGAGGCACACATGCCCAACCTTCAGACCCTGCTCGACAAGCGCGCGCAGGCGTGGGACAAGGCGCAGGAGTTTCAGGCCCGCGGCGACGACAAGCCGCTGTCCGCCGAGGACCAGACGGCGTGGAACGCGGCCCTGGCCGACGTGGAGCGCCTGTCGCAGGAGATCGAGACCGAGGAGCGCCACCAGCGCCTCGCGTCCGTCGACTACTCGCAGGTCGTCGCCCCCGGGGCGGACACCGAGGATGCCGAGGAGGCGCGGGCCCGCCACGGCGGCGAGGCCGGTGTCGAGGCGTACACCGCGGCGTACCGGTCGTGGATGCGCGACGGCACCAGCGAGCTGACCTCCGAGGAGCGCACGGTCCTGCGGACCGGGTGGGTCGACGGCAAGGAGCTGCGCGCCCAGGGCGTCGCGACCGGCGCGGCCGGCGGGTACCTGGTGCCGCCGGAGTTCCGGGCCAAGATGGTCGAGGCCATGAAGTTCTACGGCGCGATGCGCGAGGTGTCCGAGGTCATCACCACGTCGACCGGGGCGACGCTGCCGTGGCCGACGAACGACGACACGGCGAACGTCGGCGCGATTCTCGCCGAGAACTCCCAGGTCACCGAGCAGGACGTGACGATCGGCCAGGCCGACATCGGTGCGTTCATGTACACCTCGAAGCTGGTGCGTGTCAGCCTCCAGCTGCTCCAGGACTCCGCGTTCGACATCGAGTCGTGGTTGCCCCGGAAGCTCGGCGAGCGGATCGGCCGGATTCAGAACACCCACTTCACCACCGGCACCGGGTCCGCCCAGCCGGAGGGCGTCCAGACCAACGCGGTCATCGGGAAGACCGGCGGCACCGGGCAGACCACGTCGGTCGCGTACGACGACCTGATCGACCTTCAGCACAGCATCGATCCGGCCTACCGCAACAGCGGGCGGCAGCAGTGGATGCTGCACGACACCACCCTCGCGGCCGTCCGGAAGCTCAAGGACTCGCAGGGCCGCCCGCTGTGGGAGCCCTCGGTGCAGGTCGGCGCGCCTGACGGCATCCTCGGCAGCCGCTACACGGTCAACCAGGACATGCCGGTCATGGCCGCGAACGCGAAGTCGATCCTCTACGGCGACTTCTTCGCGGGCTACCTGATCCGCGACGTCAAGGATGTGCAGATGCTGCGTCTGGCCGAGCGGTACGCGGACTACCTCCAGGTCGGGTTCCTCGGGTTCGCCCGGGCGGACGGCACCCCGCAGGACACCGCCGCGTACAAGGCGTACCGCAACTCCGCGACCTGACCCACCCGCACCCGCACGCCACGAGGCAGAAGGAGCACGACATGGCGATCACGCCGAAGAAGGAGGGCACCGAGAGTTCGGTGCTCCAGGACAAGCCGACCCCGGCCGCTGCGGAGAAGGGTGACCATGACCGCATCGTCATGGCGTCGCGCCGCGCGGACGGCAGCATGGACCAGACCCGGCCCGAGTTCATCGGGGACAAGGACGTGGCCATCGCCGCCGCGAAGGAGCAGTTGGCCCAGCAGGCCGCCAGCGCGGTGGACGTCGCGGCCCGCGGGGTGTCGTCCACCCCGGAGGGCGAGGGCTCGTCGGAGCCCGACCCGGACGTCGCGGCGCTGAAGGCCGCCCAGGACAAGGCGATCGAGACCGCCGAGGCCCAGGCCGAGCGGGAGGTCCGCGACCTCCACAAGGGGCTGGGTGACTGATGGCCCGCATCCGACTGCTGACGAGCGTGTCGGGGCCGGGCTTCGTCTGGGCGCCGGGTGAGGTCGTGGACCTGCCCGGCGCCGAGGCGGCGGCGTGGGCCGACGGCGTCCGCGCCGAGTTGGTCCGCGACAAGGAGCCCGAGACCCCGGAGGGTGCGGCCGTGCGGCCGGAGCGGACGCGGAAGCGGCCCGCCCGGCGCGAGACCCGCACCACGTAGAAGGGGGCGGCCGTGGCACTCCTCACGCTCGACGAGGCGAAGAAGCAGACCGACGTCCGGGGTGACAGCGACGATGCGGAGATCCAGCTGTACATCGACGCCCTGACCGCGGTCATCGAGGGCTACGTAGGGGTGGTGGAGGTGCGGGAGGTCACCGACACCGTGACCGGCCAGGGTCCCGCCGTGGCCCTGCTGCACCCTCCGGTGCTGTCCCTGACGTCGCTCACTCCGACGGAGCCGGGCGGCACGGCCGTGGACGTGGCCAGGGTCCACGTGGACGGCCCTTCCGGGGTCCTGGCCTACACGGACCGCGCGCAGTTCTGTGGGGGGCCGTGGACGGCCGTCTACCAGGCCGGGCGCCCCGTGGTCCCGGCGACCATCAAGTTGGCGGCGCTGCTGCTGTTCCAGCACCTGTGGCGCACCCGCAACGGGCCGGCCCGCGGCGGCAGTAGCTCGGACGACTACAGCGTGACGGAGCCTGTCCCGGGCTTCGGGTACGCCGTGCCGAACCGGGTGCTCGAACTGCTGGAGCCGTACAAGCTCGGGCCGGGGATCGGCTGATGGCAACGTCAGCGGTCCCCGCCACCATCACCGCGCTCCTCGGCCTGCTCGTGCCGGCCCCGGCGCTGGCCGAGGTACGGGTCATCGACGGGCCGCCGCCGTCCACGAACTTCAGTGAGCCGGACCGGCTGTACGTCGGCTGGGCTCCCGGGGCCGAGCAAGCAGCCGAGATCAGCCAGGAGTTCGCGTCGGCCGGGGCCCGGACCCGTGACGAGGACGCGGCACTCTCCTGCTACATCGAGACCCGTGAGGGCGGCGGGGACATGGCGTGGTGCCGGGCTCGGGTCTTCGAGCTGCTGGCCGTCGTGGAAACGCTGCTCCGAGCCACCGACATGAACCCGACCGCCCCGACGCTGGGCGGGGCGGTCCTCTGGTCGGAGCTGACCGCAGGGTCTCTCATCCAGGAGCAGAGCCCGGACGGCGCGTATGCCGGCCTGGCCTTCACGGTGCGCACGCGCGCCCGTATCTGACCCACAGCAACCAGGAGGAAGCCATGGCGCGAGTGCGCTACGTCGGCGCCGAGCCGGTCACCGTGCCGGAACTCGGCAGCAGGACCGTGCAGCCGGACGAGCTGGTGGAGGTGCCCGACGACCGGTTCGACGGGTACGTCTGCCAGCCCGGCGCGTGGGAGGCGGTGGAGGACCCGAAGGACGAGACCCCCCTCGTGAAGAAGTCGGCCACCCCGGCGAAGGCCGCGGTCGTGAAGGAGGTGCGCTGACATGGCGATCGGTTCCGGGCTCGGCGCCCAGGTTGGTATCGCGGCGGAGTCGTCCTACGGGACGTTCCTCGCGCCGACGAAGTTCATCGAGTTCACGAAAGAGAGTCTCCAGCTCAAGAAGACCACGGCCCAGTCGGCGGGGATCGCGGCGGGTCGGCTGGTGCCGCTGTCGTCGCGGCGGGTGCTGACGCAGCGGCAGGCGTCCGGGTCGCTGGAGATGGAGGTCACCAACAAGGCGATGGGCGTGCTGCTCCAGACGCTGATGGGTACGACGGTGACCCCGGTGCAGCAGGCGGCGACGTCGGCGTATCTCCAGACGCACATCCTCGCGGACACCGCGGGCAAGAGCCTGACGATCCAGAAGGGCGTGCCGCTCACCACGGGCACGGTCACCGACAAGACGTTCCTCGGGTGCAAGGTCATCTCGGCCGAGTTCTCGTGCGAGGTCGGCGGGATGCTGCTGGCCACGTTCGAGATCGACGCGAAGGACTGCGACGAGACGCAGACCCTGGCGGTCGCCACGTACCCGGCCATGAGCCCGTTTCACTTCGGGCAGATGTCGGTCAAGACCGGCACGTACAACTCGGAGACGGCACTCGACGGGGTCCGCAAGGTCAGCGTCAAGATCGAGCGGCCGCAGGCCACCGAGCGTTTCTACGCCGGGCAGTCCGGCCTGAAGAAGGAGCCGATCAGCAACGACCAGGTCAAGATCAGCGGGAGCATCGAGACCGACTACGTCGCCACCACCCTCGACGACCTGCACACCTCGGACGCCGCGACCAGCCTCGTCTGGGACTTCACCGGGCCGCTGATCGCCGCGACCCACTACGAGCGGTTCACCGTCAAGATCCCGGCCATCCGGATCGACGACGCGCCCCCGGTCGTCGAGGGCTTCGACGTCGTGAAGCCGACGTACTCCTTCACCGGGCTGTACGACGGGACGACCCCCACGGCCATCGAGTACATGTCCACGGACATCACCCTGTAGGAGGTGGCCTGGTGCCTGCCTCCGTACGGATCCTCGGGACCGGCCAGCTTCTGGAGCTGCAACGACGGCTGCGGGCGGCCGGCCACGAGAACATCCGCAGCAGCATGCAGCGGCGTATTCGCCGGGCGGCCGAGCCGCTCAAGGACGGCATGGTCAGCGGTATCCAGTCGATGCCGCTGACTGCCGACGGGCGGAAGGCGGGCAAGCGTGGCGGGCCGTCGCCCACGACGCGCCCGCTGCGGGCCTCGGTTGCCGCCGCCGTACGGATCTCGGTCCGTACGGCTGGGGCGCCCGGTGCCCGTGTCTGGCTGGACAGCTCGCGCCTTCCCGGCGATCTGAAGAAGATCCCGTTCCCTCTGCTTGCCAGCCCGAACGGCCGGCTCCGCCATCCGGTCTTCGGAAACCGCAAGAGGTGGGCCAACCAGTGGACCACCCCCATGTTCTGGGACAAACAGGTCCGTGCCCACACCCCCCGTATGCAGTCCGAGGTGGCGCGCGTCCTGGAGGACGTGCGTCGCCGTATCGAGTAGGAGCACCTGTGATCGTCGTCTACACCCCCGCTGGCGGGGAGCCCGAGCAGTACGACGCCAAGACGTTGCTGACGTCGGAGGCGTCGATTGTGGCCCGGACCGTCGACATGAAGTGGCCGGAGATCAAGGCCGGTCTGGTCGACGAGGATCTCGACGCGATGCGCGGTGTGGTCTGGGTGCTGAAGAAGCGGCAAGCCCCGACGCTCCGGTTCGGGGAGTTCGACCCGGGGGTCGACGAGATGGTCACCCGGTACGACAAGGACGAGGCCGAGGCGTGGTTCGACGGCGCGTTCCACCTCGTGGGTGTCGAACCGGAGACCACGGCCGAGCGCGTCGCGACCGCCCTGCACGAGGCGGCCCCGGACTCCGTGGCTGACCTGGAGCACGCGCGCGCGTACATCGAGAAGCGGCGGGCCGAGGTCGAGGCTGACGAGGCGGCGGGAAAAGACCCCGAGCCGCAGCCGGAACCGGAGGCGTCCGCACCCGCGCGCAAGACCTCTGCGAAGAAGACGTCTGCGTCCTCCGGGCCCAGTTCCTAGGGCTGTTCGCTCACCTCCTCCACATGCCGCCCACCGTGGTGGACGCCCAGCTCGTGGACGACTTCTACGCCCTCGTCGCGTGGCTGGACTCCCACCAGCAGCAGCTCAAGGAAGCCGGAGGTGAGTGACCGTGGCGAGTCGCCTGACGTTCGTACTTGATGGCCGTGACCAGCTGTCCCGTGTCCTGGACCGGGCCGGGGACTCCGCCACCCGGATGCACCGCAGGATCAGCGCCGCCGCCACGAACTCCAGCACCGCCATCAATCAGCTCGGCCGCACCACCACGGACCGGATGGCCGCGCTCCAGCGGGACACCGGGCTCGGCGCGAAGGCCGTCGACAAGCTGGTCGGCTCCCTGATGACCCTGGCCCCGGCGGCGATCCCGCTGGCGGCGTCGCTGGCTCCGATCGCCCCGGCGGTCGGGGCTGCTGCTGTGGCGACGGCAGCGTATGCGGCCGCGTTGGGTCCGCAGATCGGCGCGATGTCGGAGGCGGCCGAGGCGGAGAAGAAGTACACCGACGAGGTCAAGAAGTCCGGGCGCACCAGCGAGGCGGCGGTCGCGGCGCAGCTGGAGTACCAGCGGGCCCTGGCCACCATGCCCCCGGCGACCCGGCGCGCGGCGGCCAGCTTCTCGGTGTTGAAGGACGAGTACACCGCTTGGTCGGACAGTCTCGCGTCTGACACTCTGGCCCCGGTCACGAAGTCGTTTGCGCTGCTCAATGGCCTGTTGCCGAAGACGACGGGTCTCGTCAAGGGCACGTCGCGGGAGCTGGATCGTACGGTGACGATCCTGGCCGGCGGCATGCAGTCGCCCGGCCTGGACCGGCTGAACTCGAAGTTCGAGCAGTTCGCGACCGGCACCCTGCGCAAGGCGAACGACGCGCTCGTCTCGCTGATGCGGAACTCCGACGGCAAGGTCGGGTCGGGTCTCAGCGAGTTCATGGCGTATGCCAGGGCGCAGGGACCGGCGGCGGCCGACACGATGCAGCAGCTCGGCCAGGCGCTGCTGAACGTGCTGGAGGCCGGGTCCGACGTGGGTGTCGGGATGCTCCAGGTCGTGAACGTGCTGGCCAAGCTGGTGGCGTCCGTTCCGCCTGAGGCGATCGGGGTCATGCTGCAACTCGCCTTCGCGATCAAGGCGGTGCAGCTCGCGGCGGTCGGGATGGCGGCGGCCCGTACGGCGGTGGCCGCGTTCGGTACGTCGCTCGTCGCGATGCGGGTGGCGGCAGCCGGGGCACCTGGCCGTCTGGCGGCGGTGACGGCCGCGGTCGGCACCATGTCCCGGGGCGCGAAGCTCGCTGCGGCGGGTACCGGTATCGGGCTGCTGGTCATCGCGCTGATGGAGCTGAACCAGATCGGCAAGTCGGCGCCGCCGGATGTCGACAAGATGACCAGCAGCCTGGCCCGGTTCGCCGACTCGGGCAAGGCTGCAGGCGAGATGGCCCGCGTCTTCGGCAAGGACCTGTCCGGGCTGCTGGCCACGCTCAACGTGATGGGGGCGGGCAAGGGGGACGCCGTCTTCAAGGCGTTCGAGAAGAGCCCCGTCGGGTTGAAGGAGGCGAAGCGCGACTTCGAGGCGTTCGACAAGGCGCTCGCCTCGCTCGTCTCGAACGGTAAGGCGGACCTGGCGGCGGCCGGGCTGTCCCGTATCAAGGAGCAGATGTCGGCCGCCGGGTATTCGACGGCCGGGTTGAAGGGGCGGCTGACCGAGTACAACGAGGCGCTGGCCAACGCCAAGTTCGAGCAGGAGTTGGCCGCCCAGGCGATGGGGCTGTTCGGTCAGCAGGCGCTCGCGGTGCAGGCCAAGCTGGACGCGCAGAAGGCCAGCGCGGACGGGCTGCGGCAGAGCATCCAGGCGCTCAACGACCAGCACCGCCAGGGCCTCGGCGGAATGATCGGGTTCGAGGCGGCGCTCGACGCTGCGACGGCCGCGATCAAGGGCAACCGTGACGCGCTGTCCATGTCGGGCGGGCAGCTCAACCTGAACTCGGAGAAGGCCCGTACGGCGGCGACCGCGCTGAACGACCTCGCGGCGAAGACCGACGAGGCGGCCGCGCAGGCCCGGCAGTCGGGTGCGTCGTGGCAGACGGTCAACGGGATCTATGCCAAGGGCAGGGCCGCGCTGATCCGCTCGGCTGACGCCATGGGCCTGACCCGCAACGAGGCGCGCGCGCTGGCGGACCAGATCCTGCGGACGCCGGACAAGACGGCGCGCCTCAAGGGCAACATCGAGGATCTGGAAGGCAAGCTCGCCTCGGCGAAGGCGAAGCTGCGGTCCGTCCCTGACTCGCGGAAGGCGCAGGTCCGGGCCGAGATCTCGGATCTCCAGCGGAAGATCGGACAGGCCCGGTACGAGCTGTCCTCTCTGCGGGACAGGTCGGTCACGGTCACCACCCGGTACGTGGTAGTCGGCGACGCCAGCGCCGCGCGGAAGGCGGGGTCGCACGGCTCGCAGTTGAAGTTCGCGGACGGCGGGCTTGTCGGTTACCCCGGCGGCGGCATGGTTACCGGCCCCGGCACCGGGACGTCAGACAGCATCTTGGCCCGGGTCAGCAACGGTGAGTTCGTCGTGCGGGCCCGAAGCGTCGCGAAGTACGGGGCCCGGTTTCTCGCCGCGATCAACGAGGGCCGTCTCGGCATGGCGGCCACGGTCGGCGGCGCGGGCGGCAACATGGCCGGCGCGGGCGCCGAGGCGGGCCGCGGTCTGTCGGCGGGCCTGCGCGGGGCAGCCGGTGAGGTCGACACCTCAGCGCGGGTGATGGCGGCGGCGGTGACGGCCGGGGTCCGGGCGGAGCTGGAGATCGCGTCGCCGTCGAAGAAGATGAAGGCCCTGATGAAGGACGTCGGGAAGGGCCTGATCCTCGGGCTGACCGGCGAGAAGTCCAAGATCAGCGCGACGGCGAAGGACTTGGTCAAGGACATCTGGGCGGCGTGGGCCGGAGTCAAGACGACCAAGGACTCCCGGCTGGTCGCGATGGTCAACCGCGACACGAAGAAGCTCCAGACCCTGGCCACCGCGCGGGACAAGATCGCCGCCCGGATCAAGGAGGCGAAGGAGTACGCGGCCGGGGTGCGGGACAACGCCCGCCGTGACGCGTCGCTGGGCAGCCTCGGCATCGAGGAGGGCCAGGTTACCGCCGGGTCGATCAAGGCGGGGCTCCAGCAGAAGCTGGTGAAGCTCAAGGCGTTCACCTCGTACATCGGCATCCTCGCGAAGCGGGGTCTGTCGAAGGTGCTGCTGCGGCAGATCCTCGACATGGGCCCGGAGCAGGGGTACGCCTACGCCAATGCACTGGCCGGGGCGTCGTCGTCCACGCTGAAGTCCATCAACGCGACGCAGGCCGCGCTGACCAGCGGCACGGACAAACTGGGCAAGACCGGGGCCGACCTGCTGTACGACTCCGGGAAGAACGCGGCGAGGGGCTACCTGAAGGGGCTCGACTCCCAGCAGGACGCCATCGAGAAGCAGATGGTGAAGATCGCCAAGTCCATGGACAAGGCGATCCGCAAGGCCCTCGGTATCAAGTCGCCCAGCACCGTCGCGGCGGTGTCCGGCGGGTTCTTCACCCAGGGTGTCGCGAAGGGGGCGGTCGACCAGCTGCCCGTCCTGGACCGTGCGATGGACACGGTCGCCGGGCGGATGGCGAGCATGCGCCCGGTCGTCGGCCGTCCGGCTGTCGTTGGGGCCGGGGCGGGCGGGACGGTGGTCCACGCGCACATCAAGGTCGAGTCGCTGGACCCGCTTGCTGCGGCCCGCGAAGTTCAGAAAGCGCTGCTCAAGTTGGGCCGGTCTCAGGGGACGGCCATCACACTGAAGGTGGGGTGAGGCTGTGCCGATCCTGGTGGAAGCGGGCTGGGGTGGGGTGGTCCAGTGGCCGTGGTCGATCACGTGGACGGACATCAGCTCGCGGGTCGACATGGTGCAGGGGGTGACCATCACCCGGGGCGCGCAGGATGAACTGTCGGAGCCGCAGCCGGGCGGGTGCACCATGACCCTGGACAACCAGGACGGCTGGCTGACGCCGGGCAACCCGTCCTCGGGGTACGCCCCGTGGGTGCGGCGCAACGCCCCGATCCGGGTGTCCGCCCTGCTCTACCCGACACAGACCGGGGCCGCCCCGTGGCCGCTGTCGCAGCTCGCCGACGAGTTCGACGGGGCGGCGATCAACCCGACGCTGTGGCCGAACCGGTACGGCGGGTCGTCCGTGGTCGGCGGCCGGCTGCGGATCCCGCTGTCCCCGGGGGTGTCGTCGGGGGTGCAGTCGGCCCGGTCGTGGACGCTGCCCGGGGCGTCGGTGTGCGCCCGCATGACGACCGCCCCGAAGGCCAACGGGTCCTCGGCCGCCCTGTCGCACTTCATCCTCGACGGGGTCACCAACGGGACCAGGCTCGGCTTCCAGTTCAACGTCGCCACCCAGACGCTGCGCTGCGTGAGCATGGTCGGCTTCGTGGACGCGGCGGGCGTGGACCTGCCGTACTCCGGGATCGACCACCTGTGGCTGCGGATCCGCGAGGCCGCGGGCACGGTGTACTGGGAGACGTCGCCGGACGGGTGGGACTGGACGGTACGCCGCACCCTGGCAACCCCGTCGTGGGCGTCGTCGCAGCAGCTCATCGTGACGCTGTCGACGAGCCGCACGGGCGGCACCGGCGACTACACCGAGTGGGACTACCTCGGCGCGATGGTCTACCCCCGGTTCTATGGCACGGTCAACGAGTGGCCGGTGAGCTGGCGCGGGCTGTCCAGCAGCGTCAGCATCAGCGCGACGGATCTGTTCAAGCGGCTCAACCGCCTGCCCGAACTGCGGTCATGCCTGGTGGAGGAGGTGGTGGCCAACGCGCCGCTGGCCTACTACCCGCTCACCGAGGCCGCCGGCAGCAGCTCGGCCGGTGACCTGTCCGGCACCACCGCCGGGCCGCTGACGGTGGCGCAACTCGGCAGCGGCGGCACGCTCGAACTCGGCACGGCGGCGGGTCCGGCTGCTGCGGCGGATGCCCTGCCGCTCCTCACCCCGGTGTCGGCCTCGGCTGGGAAGTACCTCGTCTCTGATCTCGGCCAGCAGTTCGAGACCAAGTCCGGGACGGGCTGGCTCATGGCGGAGTGCTGGTTCCAGACCTCGACCCCCGGGCGGGTCATCTTCGGGCTGTCCAGCACCACCACCATCTACCAGCTGGTGTGGTCCCTCTCTGCGGCCGGCGCACTCCAGGTCGAGTCGTGTTTCGACGGATTCCTCAGCAGCCCCACCGTGTTCGCCTCCGGCAACTTGGCCGACGGGAAGTGGCATCACCTCGCCTACGACGAGGTGATGCACCAGGTGTGGGTGGACGGGGTGCCCCTCTCCGGGTCGCCGTACACCCTGGTCCACCTCCGCCACCTCACGCTCGGGGCATACGGGGGCGGGCGCCTGTGGTCCGGGTCGATCGGGCACCTGGCCCTGTACGCGGTGTCCCCGTCCGCCCCGATCGGCGCGATCCTCGCCACGCACTACGCGGCAGGGATGACCGCGTACAGCGGGGAGACCGCGGACCTGCGCGTCACCCGGCTCGCGAAGTACGCCGGCGTCAGCAGCGTGACGATCCTCGGCACCACCCATGACCCGGTGGTCGGGCAGGGCGAGGCCGGGTCCAGCGTGGTGGCCCGGCTCCGGGAGGTCGAGGCCACCGAGTCCGGGCGCCTGTACGCCGAGCGCGATTACCTTGGGCTGGCCTATCAGTCGAGGGACCTGCGCTACAACCCCGACGCGGCCGACGAAGCATTCGCCATCGCCTACGCCGACCTGGAGCCGGGGACCGAGCTGGCCGACGACGACCAGAAGCTCACCAACGCTGTTGAGGCATCCCGTCCCGGCGGGGCCACGCAGCGGGTGACCGCCGACAGCAGCATCCTGGCGTTCGGTCTGTACGAGAAGCAGCTCACCCTCCTCAAGACCAGCGACAACTCGGTGGTGGACGCGGCGTCCTGGATCGTGTCCCGGTACGCCGATCCCGCCCCGGAGCTGCGGGAAGTCCCCATCGAGGCGTACACGCTGCCCAACTACGTCGACATCCTCGCCGCCGACATCTCGTCCTACTTCACCGTGTACGACCTGCCCGCCCAGGCCCCGGTCACGGAGATGCGGGTCACGGTGGAGGGCTACTCCGAGACGATCGCCGAGCAGTCCCACCGCATCCAGTTCCGCACGTCCGCCAGCGCCACCGACTCCGTGTGGGTGCTGGGCGATCCCGTGTACGGGCGGCTCGACTACACCACCCGCCTCGCCTACTGACAGGACCACCATGGCCGTATCCGCCCTGCCCGCAACCGCGATCGTGCAGGCCGAGACGTACTACCTGCCCCCGCCCCCGCGTCGCGGCCAGACCCCACTGGACTGGTCGCAGGTCCCGGGCGCCGAGCTGCTGTACCGGTGGGCCGAGTACCGGCTGGCCCGCCGGGTGCCCGTCCCCACCGAGTCGGTCCCCGGCCACCCGGGCCTGTACGCCCGGATCGATGACGGCCGGTGGATCGGGATATGCGACGCCTGCGGCGCCGTGTGGATCGTGTCCGTGCGCGACCCGCGGTTCGGGTGCGTGGAGTGCAAGCGGGACTGGGTGCCGCTGATCGTGCCGGACGACATCGAGGCGGCCGAGGCCGAAGCGCTCGCGCTCCAGCGCCGGTTCTGGTGGCACCCCGACGACCCGGCCAACCCGCTGGCCGAGCCCCCCGAGGAGCCGCCGGCCCCGGACCCCGACCCGCCTGCCCCTGACCCGGAGGAGCCGCAGCCGTGACGTTCGCCCCGCGCAACTGGACGACGGGTGAAGTCGTCACCGCCGCGCTCCTGAACCAGGAGATCCGCGACCAGCTCAACTCGATCTTCGACGCGTGGACGTCGTACACCCCGACCTTCACGTCGTCCGGCACCGCTCCGAGCCTGGGGAACGGGACCGTCAGCGGCCGGTACATGAAGGTCGGCCGCACCGTCACCGTTTTCATCGCCCTGGTCTGGGGCTCGACCACCACTCCGGGGTCCGGGAACTTGTCGCTCGGCCTGCCGGTCACCGGAGCGTCGTCCCTGCCTGGGGCTCTGTCCGCCACCTGCACGACCACCGGCACGGTCAACTTCTTGATGGGCGCCGCTCCGCTCGGCAACAGCACGAGCAGCACCGGCACGATCTGGTTTGCCTCGCCCGGGACGATCGGGGACTGGAACGCGTGGGCGGCCGGCGGGCCGACGCTCGCCGCCGGGGACACCGTCCGCGTGTACGGCACGTACCAGTCCGCGACCTAACCCACCCCCGCTCCCACCCGCCCCGCGCCGCCCGGCCCGGGGCTTCTGCATGTCTGGAGGGCCTGATGGCCAACCCGCTGTCCGCCGCCGCGTTCCTTGCGGCCTTGCGCGCCGAGGGCGTGAAGGTCGTGGAGACGACCGGCTGGCGCACCCACAACCGCAACAGCAAGGGCCCGTGGGGCCCGGTCCACGGCGTGATGATCCACCACACCGTGACCACCGGCACCGCGTCCACCGTCGCCCTGTGCCGCGCCGGCCACTCCGCCCTGCCCGGCCCGCTCTGCCACGGCGTGATCGCGAAGGACGGCACCGTGTACCTCGTCGGGTACGGGCGGGCGAACCACGCCGGGTCCGGTGACGGCGACGTGCTGAAGGCGGTCATCGCGGAGAAGGCGCTGCCTCCGGACAACGAGGCGGACACCGACGGCAACCGGCACTTCTACGGGTTCGAGTGCGAGAACCTCGGCGACGGGAAGGACCCGTGGCCGGACGTCCAGGTCGAGGCGATCGTGCGGGCGTCCGCCGCCCTGGTCCGGGCGCACGGCTGGGGCCGCGACGGCGAGACCAGCGTGATCGGGCACGCCGAGTGGCAGCCCGGGAAGGTCGACCCGCGCGGCGTGTCCATGGACGGTGTCCGCCGCCGGGTCGCGGAGCGCCTGGACCACCCGGCCAGCTGGTCGCGCGGGTCGAAGCCGCCGACCGCCCCGAAGCCCCCGGCGCCGAAGCCGCCCACGGACACGGAGCGGATCACCGCTCTGGAGAAGCGCGTCACCGCGCTGGAGAAGAGGACCTCATGATCAGAATCAGCAGCGCCGCGAAGGCGATCGTCGGCGGCGTGGCCGCCGGGGCCGCCGCGGCGGTCACCGCCGTGCAGGACCAGGTCGTCACGAGCGGGGAGACGGTGACGATCGTCCTCGCCGTCCTCGGCGCGCTCGGCATCACCTACGCCGTACCCAACCGGCCGGCCACCGACCGGGTCACCCCCGGCCGAGGGCTCTGATGACGCGGGCCGCGTCCGCCCTGTGGGCGCACCTGGGCTGGCGCGGCCTCGCCCTCGCCGGACCCGGCGCCTGCTGGGTCGTCGTCGGCCTCGGCCTGCTCCTCACCGACCGCCCGGCCGTCCGGCAGGGTGCGGGGCCGCTCATCGACCTGATGTGCATCGAGGCGTGGGGCGGGGTGTGGATCGGGTGCGGCGTCCTCGGCCTGGTCGCGGGGGTGCTGCGCCCGGGCCGGGACGTGTGGGGGTTCGCCGCGGTCGTCGGCCCCCCGGCCTGGTGGGCTCTGTCGTTCGGGGCGGCGGCGCTGGTGGGCCGGTACGCGCCGGGGTGGGCGACGGTCCCGGTGTATCTGGCGATCGTGCTGCTGCTGGTCATCATCGCTGCGCTGACGGGGGGTCGCAGGCGTATCTGTACGTGTGAGAGAGGGGGCCACGGTGGGCAGTGACGAGACGGTGCTCGGTGTGGTGATCGCGGTGGTGGGCGGTATCTGCTCGGTGTTGGTCGCGAGGATCAGCACGCCGCGCGAACGCCCGGCCCCACCTGCTGCTGTGGCGGAGGCGGACGAGCTGCCGCCGCCGGGGTTGCAGGTGTCTCCGGAGATCTGGCAGTACGTGTCTGGTCGGTTCGCCACGTTGGAGGCGAAGGTCGACAACCTGACGCTGCTGGTCGAGACGAAGAAGGCCGAGGTGTCCGCACTGGAGCGCCTGCTGCGGCAGGCGATGCGGATCATCCGGCGCGCGAACCGGCGGCTGGCCGCCGCGCACGAGGCTCCCGAGGAGATCCCCCGCGAGCTGGTCCCCTACAGCATCGAGTGATCTGGCCCCCATCGCCTTCGCGGCGGTGGGGGCCTTTCGTCATGCCTCCGGGTGCCGCAGCCTACGTCTCGGGCCGGTCGGCGACGAAGGTGCCCAGCCCGATCTCGGAGCGGACCGCGCCTTCGGCCTTGAGGTGCGCGAGCACCTTCTGCGCGGTCGACGCGGCGACGTCCCACTCGGCGGCGATCTCCACGACGGAGGGGACGCGGGTGCCCGGCGGGTAGGTGCCGTCGGTGATCCGGCCGGTGATTGCTGCGGCGATCTGCCGCCATACCGGGCGGGTGCGGTCCAGCTCCGTGCTCATACGGTTGACGCTAGGGAGCTGCGGTCTACCGTGCGACCGCAGTAGAGTGCGGTAGACCTCGGTATACCCGGGTCAGTGAGAACCCCCGCAGCCTGGCCGGGCTCGGGGGCACGGACACCGCTTGGAGGAGCGACGTCATGGCGAAGACTACCCAGCCCGTAGCCGCACCGGCAGGGGCTACGTACTCCTGGTGCGACTGGCACAAGGGCCCCAGCGGCACGGCCGTCCTGGTGGACGCGATCGAGCAGGGCTCGGGGCCGGGCGTGACCCGGTACGCCTGCGCCCCCTGCAGGGAGCAGCGCGGCCTCGTCCCGTTCAGCGAGCAGCCGTGACCGGGCGCCCGGCCAGCGAGCAGCCCACCGAGCCCCGCGAGCAGACCGCGTACAGGCGGTACCTGGACCACACGCTGGACTGCCTCGACTGCGACAGCCCCGCCGGGTGCGCCCCGGGGGCCGAGCTGCGGCAGGCGTGGCGCGACCAGCGCGGCCACTGAGACTCCCGCCGGTCTGGGTCACGGCGAGACTCAGGCCGGCGGGCCCTCCCGCACCAGCTCGGCGAGGTCGGCCTCTAAGGCCGCCGCGATGAGGAGGAGGTCGGTGTAGCGGGGATCCCTGCTGCCGGCCTCGTACCGCTGGACGGTGCGGCGCTCGACGCCGATGCGGTCTGCGAGTTGTTCTTGGGAGAGTCCCGCCGCGCGGCGGTGGTGGGCGATGCGCTGGCCGAGGAGTCGGCGGCGATTGATGGCCCAGGGGGGTGGCGCTGTTCTTCGGAGGGGCAC